CCAGCCTGCGGGAATGTCGAGGTCATGTGGCCACCACCTTACCACGACGTCGCCGCTTGACCGGCCGGTAGGCTGCAGGATCGACGCAGAACCCGAGCGGGCCGCGCCTGGGCTCGAAGGGCTTGCCGGGCGGGTTGGTTTCGCGCAGCTCGCAGATGTGGCCGACGGCGCATTCGCCCTCGTGGCGGTCGGCCCACGCCTCGTCATCGCTTGCGTTTCGGCGGCGCGGCACGGTCGGCCTCCCAGCGCTGGCGCTTGAATGCGAGGATCTCGCAGGCCTCGGCCAGATCGGCGTAGCACTGCACCGCCGCCGGTCCTGCGCGGCCGGGATCGACCACCGCGGCGATGGTCGCGCCGTGCTGCTGCGAGGCGTACTGGTGCCGGTCTGCGTGCGGGTCGAGGAACTTGTAGCCACGCGCGCGCACCAGCCAATGCGGCCGGGACGTCTTGTCGGCGTCCTCGCCGCTGAACAGTTCCCAGTGGTGTTGATGCCCCGCCGCCAGGATGTCGGCCTCTCCTGCGCTGAACCGCTGCGCTCGCATCGGGCCGTGTAGCGGGTTGTAGATCGACGAGCCCTTGAAGTCGTGCGAGGCCCAAACGCGCAGCACGTGGCCGCCGGCTGCGACCTCGATGCGCGCCTGCCAGTCCTCCAGCGCCGCAGACCCGCGCGCCATCCAATCAAGCGGATCGCCTTGCCCGTGCGATTGCGACCAGATGTCGTGGTTGCCCTTGATCAGCAGCAGCCACGGAACAGCGCGCCAGAACCACTCGGCCAGCTTCCAAGCGCGGTCGCGCGTCACGTCCTGATGCGCGTAGAGCCGCTGGAGCTTGCCCGACCAGTTGTTCGTGACGTCGCCGAGCATGACGCCGTGGACATGCGGGCGGCGCATCAGCTCGATGTCGCGCTTCAGGAGCGGCCAGTTGCAGCCGTTGTCGTCGAGGTGCGGATCGCCCACGAAGGCCAACAGATACGGGCCGTCGTCGTGCAGCGAGAAGCGCATCCATTTGCGCGCCGCCGCGTTCTCCGCGCGCTTGCCGAAGCGCTCGGCCAGCTGGTCGATCAGCTGCTCGACCGGGATGTCGTCGTCGGGGATCGCCGGCGGATCAAACCGCGGCGCGACCGGCTGCACCGGCGCCCGGCCGGGCCAGAGCGACCAGTCGATCGACCGGCCTGCAGCGGCCTCGACGCGGCCGATCTTCTCGCTGCCCCATGTTCCCGGCAGGCCCAGCGCGTTGGACGCCACCGCGAGCGCGCCGTGGCGCCCGGCACCGGATGTTCTGCCGGGCGGCGCGTGGCCCGCGCGCAGGGCCGCCTCAATGGCCTCGATGCGCCGCAGCGCCTCTTCGCGGCTGAGCTTTGGCGTCGGCATCAGGCACCGCGACCCGGCAGGCGCCACCGGACGCCATCGGCGGCGACGCAGGCATGGCCGGACTGGCCGACCAGCAGGATCGTCCATGACGAACCATCTCGCGTCGAGAACACGATGACCTGTCCGCCGCGGGCGTCGCCGATCGCGATCGGGACTTCTTGGTGGTCGTCCTTCAGGACGCGGGCGAGATCCTCAAGCGGCGCGCAGACGGAGGCGTTGGCGATTGCTGGCGTCGCCGCCAGCAGGAGGGCGACGAGCGCACGCATGGATCACCTCAGAGGTAGGAATGGGAGAAGCTTGATGGCGAGAGCAGATATAGAGCCGGAGATCGCCCCGACCGCCACCAGCACCCGCCAGCCGCCGCCCGCTGCGTCGAGCGCCGAGCGCACGGCCTTCAAGTCGGCGGACATGGCCTCGACGCTCTTCGTCAGCGCCTTGACCTCGGCTTCCAAGCGGCCGAATTCGCGCGGATCTATCTCGCTCATGGGGCGATCTCGGTGACGGTCATGATGCTGGATGCGACGCCGCCGAAGCGGCGATTGCCGCTGCTGTCGGCGTTCATCCGCAGGGTGCCGGAATTGTTGCAGCCCGCGCGGAATTTCAGCGTCGTGGCGCTGGTCGTGCCGGCGGTCATGCGGTGACGCATCACGAAAATGTGGTCGTTATTCGACGGGTGGTTGTTCGACACGGCCGCTAGTGCATTGGCCGTGGCGTCCTGATGTATCGCGCCGATCACATGCCCGCCGGACCCGTGCGAAAAGAACGCCGAGACCTCGATCAGCAGCAGGTTGCTTGAGTTCGTCGGCGTGATGGTGACCGTGAGAAACTCGCCACCCTCTGTGCTCTGTGGGATCGTATCGTCCAGCGGCGTCGTCGTCGTCGTGGAGACGATGGCCGATGACGACGATGCGACCTGCTGGATGACCTTGCCCGTCGTCACCGTCGCGCGCTTCAGCTTGTTGCTGTCGCTCGCATCAAGGATCAACACCTGATCGCTGGCCGCGAACGTCACCGACGCGGGCGAGATGTTCGCCAGCTTCGCGGGCGTGAGGGCGCGCGTGTCGTCGGTGCCGTTGTTGCTTTCGGTCTGCGTCGCGATCTCGATGCGCCCGGGCGCCATCTCGGTGGCGTCGGCAACGCCAAGGTTCGTGCGCGCGCCCGCCTCCGTGCTCGCCCCGGTGCCGCCATTTGAGACCGAGAGCGGGATCGCCGCCGGGCTGCTGGTGATGGTCGACAGGTTGAGATGCGTCAACAGGTCGTTGAACTTGTCGACGAGGTCGGCCAGTTCCGGCCGGGCTTGTTTCGGATCGTCGGTGGCGCTGTCGAGGTAGACCTTGGTCGCGGAAGCGGGAAGGGTCATGACGCCTGCGGCCCTCTCAGTTCGATGTCAACAGTAGCATTTGCGAGAGTATTTGACGAGTTGTAAATCTTGAACTCTGCGGCAGGCTCCCCGTTGACGGTCTGGGTCTTCGAGATAAGTTCCCACGACCAACCCGCCCCCACGTTCTGCAGCGCGAGGATACGGGCCGTCGAGATCGCCGCGAGCTGGCCGCGCGCCCCGATCTTGAAATGCCCGGCGGCGACCGATGAGAACCACGACGCCGTTTCGGTGGCGGTGTTCACGTCCTCGTATGTGTCCGTGTACGAGGACGACGAGATGATCGTAGTCAAGCCCGACAGGACCGGCGTGGTGTCGGCCACGCTCACGCGGATCTGGACGTAGCGCTTGCCCTCGACCAGCGCCAGCGAGACCCACGAGCCGACCACGGTGCCGTCGGCCTGCGTGCCGGTCTTCATTTCCAGGGTCGTCGTGCCGTTCGCCACGGCGGTGACCAGCGGCGTGAATGTCACGTCGGCCCCGAGGTCGATGACGGCGGTCTCGTAGCGGATCGGGCTGTTGTTCGTCAAAATGTTGTCCCACGTCGCGGGAAGGCTCGACCACGCGGACGGGAGGTTCGACCAGTTCTGCGACGACGTCGCATGAAGCGCGTTGTCGGTGTCCAGGAAGCACGACGTCTTCGCGCCGGGCCATGCGAGCGACTGCTCGATCCGCTGAACCAGAACGTCGCGCAGCGGCGGGTCGCCAAGGACGGCCGAGTTGATGAACGTGGCGGACGTGCTTTCGTTGCCGCTGCTGTCGACCGTCTTGATCGCGAACCAGTAGGTGCCCGAGGCAAGATCGGCCGTCTCGTATGGCGACGAAATCAACAGGCCGTCGTGAAGCGCGGTCATGCTGGACCAGTCGGTCGTCGACGATGCCTTGTAGCGGATGCGGTAGCCGCCGCCAGAGCGGACGTCCGCCGGCACAGATGCCAGCGACCACGTGAACCGCCGCGTGCCGTCGGCGATGCGCGCGACTTGGAACGTGTCGGGGCGGGGCGGCGTTGCGGTCTTGCCGACGACGACGTGGCCGGTGACGGTGACCCATCCGCTGACCACGCCAAGCCCCGAGATCGACCGGACACGCACGTCGTATGCGGTTCCGTCCTCGACCGGCGAGATGTAGCCGACGGTGACGGAGGACGACGACAGGACGCTGTCCCAGGTGCTCTCGGTGGACTTCTTCCAGGCCAACTCGTAGTTGGCGATCCTGGCGTCGCTCGGCGCGGTCCACGTGGCCTTGATCCGCGACAGGACGGAGCCCTCGGACAGTTCAAGGATCTCGGCATCGCCCGAGGCAAGCGTCAGCGTGGCCGGTGCTGAGATCGAGAACGGGTTCGGAAGCTCGGTGTCTGGCGCGGGATCGACGTCGACCTCGTCGGTCGCGGCAGTCCAGTCGTAGACGGTCGAGGCCGTTTCGCGCAGCGTCAGGTCGACGCCGAGGCTGCCGTCGTCGGCGGCCACGAAGCGCAGGCCGGTGACCTCGAAGGCTTTCGCGGTCCAGCCCAGGCGCGTGTTCGTGATGGCGACGGTGTCGCCTGGAACGAGGCGATAGGCCGTCAACTTGGCCTGCAGTTGCACGCTGATCTGCTGCCGGGCCTTGCGAAGCTCGATGCGCGCGATGCGCTGCGCGGTCGCGGCCGAGGTCGTGAAGGGCAAGTCGATGTCGCGCCACAGTCGCTCGTCGCCGTCCTCGGTGTAGCCGGTCGAGCTGGTTACGGGCGGGAAGTCGCTGGACTGCCATTTGTTGTCGGGCGACACGAACGTGCCCTTGACCCCGTTCGCCAGCTCGCGTCGCGACAGCCGCGAGGACACGCGGATCGGGCCGCGCAAATCGGCTTCGGTGAGGGTGATGCTCGGCGCGGTGTACGCGCCAGCGAAGATCGACCACCGGCCGCCGATAAACGACGCGCGGCCAGCCATTGCGCCGGTCATGGAAGCGATGATGTCGCGCGGGCGCTCCGAGGCCTCGAACGTGCCGTTGCAGGTGTAGCGGTCTTCGGTGCCGCCGGCGGCCAGCGTCACGTTCTCGTCGCACACATTCGCGGCGGCGATCAGATCGGCTTCGTCGATGCGCGTCGCGTAGTCCACGCCCAGGCCGCGTATCGGGTCGGTTAGGTAGTCGGCCAGGCAGAGCGCCGCGTTGGCGCTCCAAGCCGTTGTCGCGGTCCGAGGATCGTAGACCTTCTTGCCCTTCACGATGGCCGTGATGTTCGGAATGCCGGATGCGAACAGATCTGAATTGTGGGTCAGCCGGACATAGATGCAGGCCCTGCCGCGCTGCCGGTGGTCGGCGGTCCATTTGTCGGACGCCTCGGCGATCAGGTCTGCGAATGCGGTCTGCGCGTCGGTGCCGAGGGCCTTCTTGATCCGCACATAGCCCGCATACCGGCCGGTGGCGTTGCCGTTCACGTCGAGCGGCACGACCTCGTCATCGAAGTAGATGTCTCCGATCTCCTCGACCTCGTGACCGGCCAGCGTGATGATGAGATGCAGGCGCGAATTGCCGTCGGTCGTGTGCAGGAAGGTGATGGCGCCGCCGGTGCGGACTTGGCCGTAGACGACGCGCCACGGCGTGATCGCTTGCCTCACGGACTGCGTGCGCTGCGCGCCTGCGAACGGGTCGGAGAGCTTTGGCTGTTTCGGGCGGAACACGGACCCGGCAATCGAGGTCAGCGTGATCGACGCGACGAGCCCGATGCCAGCAGAGATCAGCGCCGACCCGAGGCTGCCGCCCGTCACTGCGGCTGCGATCACCGGTGCGATGAATGCCATTTCAGACGCTCCACGCAGCGACGATGCGGTGCGCGGGCACCATGGCAAGGCCCGCTTCGCTCAGGCACGCCACGCGCGACCCCACGACCACGCCGGTCGCCTCGACGCCGCCGACCTCCACCAGCACGACATCGCCGCGCTTCGCCATGCGGACGTTGTTCATCGCCGGGCCGAGCGCCTTCGTCCACGCAGCGCGCAGGCCGCCGCCGGAGATCAGCCACAGCGTGTCGCGTGCTCCGGCCTCGTCGACGTATTGGCCGCGGTAGAGCGCTGCCGGGTCGGTGTCGGTCATGGCCAGCACGCAGTCCGCGGCGAACAGGCCGCAGTCATGCGAGCCCCACTTGAACGGCTTGTCGCGCGCCTCTTCCAGCGCGGCGGCGAGGCGGGAGGGCCAGTCTTCGCGGCGGGTCAGCATCAGCGGCCCCATGTGATCTGCGCATCCTGCAGGCTTGCCACGTAATCGAACCCGAGGTCGCCCGGGAAGTCGATCGCCTGATCCTCGGGCGTATACCGGCGCTCGCGGGCGCGCTCAAGGTCGATCAGCTCGCTCTCGTAGCTGATCGAGATCGTGGCCGTTTCGGGACCATCCTCGATCGCCGGAACGTCAAGGCGGCCCTCGAACTGGAGGATCGGATCGGCCACGATGCTGCCGCCGGAGAAGAACGCGAGGTAGACCCGGCCGATGCGGCCCGAGCGCGCATCGCCAAGCGCGGCGGACAGGAGGTCCGACGGCACGCCGGAGAGCGAGACCGTCATCCCCGAGGCGCGGACCTCGGCGGTCTCGTCGATGCCGCTGATGCCCAGCAGATTGCCGGTGCCGGTCCAGGTCTTGCTGTCCCAGGACAGGGTGCCGATGCCGGACCAGAGCCGGACCCATCCCGATGCGAACTCGCCCTCGAACAGGATGCCGACTTCGACGGAGGCGGCCTGCAGCTGCGTGATGACGCTGGCGGTGAGGTCGCGCGCCATTAGATCGCCTCGACCGCGCCGAAGGCGATGGAGTAGCGGAGGCCAGCGCCCTGAAGGCTCCAGCCGCTTTGATTGCCAGCGAGCCGGAAAAGGCCCCTGGCGTTCGATGTGGTGACGACCGCGTTGTCGGCGGGGCTCTCGCGCAGGCGCGGCCAGATGTCGAGCGTGATCTCGCCGGCGGCCTCGGTGGCGTCGACCAGGATCTTGTAGAGCCGGTCGCCGACCTGCAGGTAGTCGCCCGCCTTGACGGTGGCGCCGGCAGAGAAGCCGTCAACGAGCAGCGTCTCGCCGGTCTGCGAGCCGCCCTTGACCAGTGGCGTTCCGGCCCAGGTTCCGCGCGGCGTGGCGCCGCCCGGGTCGCCCAGCCGGAACGTGCCCCAGGCGCCGCGGAGCGAGGTCAGCGCAGCGATCCATTCCTCGGCCGCCGGACGTTCCATTTCGGCGATCGTAACGTCCGCCTCCCACCGCGCGCCCTGATGGCGGACGAGCTGCTGCTGCAGCGTGAACGGCGAGGTCGAGACGCCCACGACGTTGCTCGCGCGGAACTCGACGGCCGCATAGCCGCCGGAGGTCGGGAGCGCGATCGGATACGAGATCGGCATCGGTCAGGTCCCCATCGCAGCGGCGAAGCTGCCGCCGCGCATTCGCGCATCGGCGACAGCGTCGACGGTCTGGCGCTTGATCGCTGGCATGAGCGCGGCGATCTCGGCGCGGACGGTCTGCGCGACGCCGACGCTGATGTTGATGGTCTGGTTGACCACGGTGCCGCCCGTCTGGCCGTTCGGGATGATGCGGCCCGACTGCGCCGGCATGAACAGTTCCGGCCCCTGCTCACCGACCAGATAAGCACTGCCCGCCTCGACCGGCCCGCCGAGAGCACGAGGCCCGCCGAACGGAATGCTGGTCGATCCGCCCGGCCCGCGAATGTCGCCGGGAGCCCCACCGAATAGCCATGAGGACGCGGCAGATAACCCGCCCATGACAAGCCTTGCCATTGGTTCCGTCACCGTCTGCCGCATCACGATGCGCGCGAGATCCTGCGCGATCCCGGCCAGCACGCCGCGCAGCTTCTCGCCGCGCAGGATCGCGTCCTCGAAAGCGGACTGGAACGTGAAGCCCAGATCGCGCGCTAGGTTCTCGTTCTGGCGCGTCTGGCGCTCGATGCCGGTCAGGTATTCGGTCTGCTTCTCGGTGGCCTTTCGGAATGCCTCGTCCGACATCGCGACCAGCTCGTTGTATCGCTCCTGGCTGATGATCGCCGCGTCGAGCGCCTGGGCCAGCAGCGCCTGCTGGTCAGCCCAGCGGCGGGTCGCGGCGGTCAGCGGGTCGAGGGTGTTTTCGAGGGAGGTGACGTCGGCGAGAAGGCGCTTCGACGCTTCCTCGCGCGCGCGGATGGCCTCTTCCTCTATGCGCCGACGCTCGCGCTGCTTCTCAAGGATGCCGTCAAGCTGCCATCCCTGCTCGCGCTCTTCCTGCGTCCGATCTGCTGCGGCCTTTCGCAGTTGATCATATATCGGGATCTGCTCTCGCAGTGCCTTGATCTGTGCCTCAAGGATTGCGGGTTGAGTTGCGCCGACCATAGCAGCCGCGCCGAACTCGTCGCCCATGCCGCCGATGCCCTGCTGAATGAGAGCGTCGCGAATGGCCTGAGCTTCTCGAAGCTGCCCCTCAAGCTCCGCGAGCCGCCGCCGTGCGCGATCTCCGGGATCTCCAAGAGACCTTTCGGCGGCCTCGTCGTTGAACTTCTTGATTGCATCGGTGAGAGACTCGATTTCGGATTTCGTCGCCTTCGCCGCATCCCGCGCCGCCCACATCTGATAGGCCACGCCGCCGATAGCCAGCGCCGCGCCGGCGACCGCGCCGAACATGCCGAACATGCCGAGCATCTGCGAGCCCTGCTGGACAAACGCCGTTACCGCCGAGCCGCCCGAGGCGACCTGAGAGGCGAAGTCGCCGATCTGATAGCCGGCCTGCTGCGCGACCGCGCCGAAGTTCCGACCCGACGTCGCAGCGGCAGCGGTGGCCGCGCCGAGCCCCGCCGTCGCCGTCGCAGCCGCCATGTATCGCTGCTGCGCGAGGCTGATGATCTGCGCGCCGCGCTCCTGCGAGATGCGACCGCGCTCCATCGCGGAGTTGACGCGGTCCACGATCTGCTCGTAGCGCAGTTGAGACGCGAAGCCCTTGTCGAGCGATGCCTGGAGGCGGTCCATGCTCGCCGCAGACGACACGATGGTCCGCGTCATTTCCTCCTGAGAGGTCGATGTGCGGCGCGTCTGCTCGGACGTTCGGACAAGCGCCTGTTCGTATCGCGCCTGAGCGGCGGCGTTCTTCGCCGCTGCGTCTTCTTCAGTAATCGCGCCGCGCTGAACGGCCTCTGCGATCAGCTTCTGAGAGCGCGCGAGTTCGTTCTTCGCCTTGGCCGACCGACGCTCGGCCTCCTCGAACGCCTGAAGCGCCTGAGCGCCTGTCAGGTTCGCGCGCTCGACCTCGGCGGCACTCGACGCCATAGCCTCGTTCGCCCGATCGATCTCCTGCGCGCCGCGCGTGTAATCGCTCGCGTCGAGGCCAGCCTTGAGGATCGATTCCTTCGGCGCGTTGATCATTTCTTCCCCTCGATCTCGCCGCGCACGGCGAAGAACTCGCGATCTATCCGCATCAGAAGCGCCACCTCATCCGGCCTCATCTCCGCGCCGGTCAGCCTCGACCACGCATCGAGATCGGCCCAGGACAGCGGCTCCGCGCCATTGAAGCCGACGCGGCGACCTTGGTGGAGATCCAGCCACGCCGACCAGATGTGCTCGCCCCAGGCAGGCAGCGGCGGCCCGTCGAGGCCCACAGGGCGGCGTCCTAGCTGCCGCGCGACACTCTCCAGGTGGTCGCGTTTGCGACCGCCCTTGCGCGGCAGGTCGAGGTCGAAACGGTGACGCGCGAAGGCGATCAGGTCGCCGTCGCGCTCAGCCAGTTTCCCAGGTCGCCTATGTGCTCCTCGACCTGTCGGCGCACCCACGCGAATGTCGGGTCGCTCATCAGTTCGCGCTTCGCCGCCTCGTCGCACTCGACATCGAGCGGGTCGCCGGCCAGCGAGTAGAGCCGCCAGCCGGTGATGAGCGCGACGAGCATCGCGACCTGCTCGGCCTCGATGTCATCGGCGGTGAGTTTCGCGGCGCGGCGGTCGAGGCGCGCGATGGCGGATGCGCGACGCTGCGCGCCCGCCTCGCGGCTGTCGAGCGACAGGCAGTCGATGTACGCCGGATCGCCATCACGCGACAGCAGCGGCGGGCGACCGGCGACCGGGATCGAGAGATAGCAGCGCGTCGGCTTGTCCACCGACGCGCCGAGACCAGCGAAACGTGACATGCTCAGGCCGCCGTGTCGTGGATGCGGATCGTCGTGGTGTCGCGGCCCGCCACGCTGCCGGTGTAGCGGAGCGCCTGGAACGGCAGCGAGATCGTCTGACCGTTCGCGCCGGACAGCGGCATGTCCGCGCCGCCGAGCTTGACGCGCGGCAGGTAGATGCAGATGGCGTCGGCGTTCGCCGCCGAGCCGCTGTCCACGCGCACGATCAGCTGTAGCTCGCTCTCGTTCAGGAAGGCATTGAAGAGGGCGAAGTCCTCGACGAACGCCGACACCGTGCCGGTCACATTCGCGCGGCCCAGGAAGATCTCGGGCGCGATGTTCTGATTGATCACCGCTTGCATCTCGGCTTCGAGATCGAGCGCGATGTCGATGCCGGTCACGATGCCGAGCGGCGACGAGCCGGCGTCCGGCGACAGGATCAGACCGTTGGCCGAAGCGCAGGCCGAGGTCGTCGTCGCGGCGGTCGGAGCGGTGAAGTAGGGCGCGGACCCGGCGGACAGCGACACCGCGTTGCGCCCCATGATCGGGATCTCCACCGTCGAGAGGCCGGTGGCCGGGAGCGACAGCGAATAGCCGGACACGCGACATTCGGTGAACAGGCGCGAGAGGTCGAGATCCTCACGGTACTCCTCGATGCCGAATTTCCTCGAGGTGAAGCTGCTGGCCGGGACGACGGTGGTCTTGCCGGGACGCGACAAGTTGAACGAGGTATCCGCCACCGCGTCGGTGGTCGGAGCGGGCGACACCGTCACCGTGCGGTTGCTCGTGCCACCGAAGGCCCGGATCACGAAGTTCCGATCGTTGTTCGCCGTCGTCGCGAGGTTCGTGAAGCGGATGATGTCGCCGACGCGCAGACCGCTCGTCACCGGGTCGCCCGCAGTGAAGACGAAGGCCGAGGTCGAGCTGTCGCTGGTGACGCTGGTGAACTGCGTGTTGCTCAGCGACAGCGCCGACACCGCCGCGTCGCGGTGCGCGGCGACGAGCAACTCGAAATAGGTGGACGGCGAAAGCTCGCCCGAGATCGCGCCCTCGACGCGCCGCAACCCGTGGCGGAAGTCCGCGATCTGCCGATCGGTCCTGATTTCCTCGGACTGATAGCTGTCCTTCACCAGGTTCAGCGACGACGACACGCGCCGCAGCACCTGGCCGCCGGACGTGCCGGGGTCGGTCGCGGTGTTCGGCTCACTGTTGGCCGTGATCGACCCGCTGCTGTAGGCCTTGTAGACGATGCGTGACTGCACGCCTTCGGAAATGGGCATGTCGGGTCTCCTTTAGCCCTGGAAGCGATATTGGAACGGGATCGACGCGCCGCGACCATACCACGCGCCGTTCGATCTAGCGGTATCCGCGATGCCGATGATCGGCCCCACGAAGGTCAGATTGCCGGCGCGTCGCGCGCGAAGCGCCACGACGGCGGCATTGAGCAGATCGAGGGTGACATCCTCGCCGATGCCGACCTCGGAAAACACGCGCACCGCGACCGCGCCGAACCAGAGCCGCTCATTGGCGAGCGAGCCGCCGCCGAACGCGCGCATCTCTTCGCGCGCGAACTCGACATGAGCATGAAGCCAGTGGCGCACCTCGCCGGGCGTCGGTGTGTCCGGATGCGCGTTCTCGTGCCAGACCACGCGGTAGATGTCGCCGTGCGGCCAATTCGCGTCCCAGACGGCCCTGATCGCGTTGCGGATCGTGCTGCGCAGGCTCATGCCCGGTACTCGTAGGCCCAGGGGATCGCGGTGCCGCGGACCATCCACGCGCCGTCTTCGGTGGCGCTGTCGAACAGCTCGGCCTCGCCGTCGATGAACGAGAGCCCGGCCTCGCGGCGCGACCGGAACACGGCCAGCGCGTCGTCGAGCAGGTCGAGCGCGTCGTCGTCGCCGTAGCCGGTCTCGGCCATGACGCGGATCTCGACCGTGCCGCGCCACTCGCGATCAGCGGCGTGGCGACCGCCAGCGAAGCCGCGGACGTCCTCGACGTCGAAGTCGACCGAGATATGCAGCCATGCGCGGGCTTCTCCGGGCTCTGGGACGCTCTCGTTGTCGTTCTGGTGCCAGAGCACCCGGTATCCGCTTCCGTGCGGCCAGCGCGCATCCCAGGCGGTCCTGATGGCGTCGCGGATCACGCGCAGGGTTCCGGGCGGCGCGACCAGCTCAATGACCGGCGGCAGCGCCCCGATGGCGATCGCCGCGGCGGCGACCTCGATCGCCTTGCCTGCCGCGATGGCGGGCGACGCGGCCGAGATGGTGACCGCTGCGGCAGGAACCTGGATCGACTTGCCCATCGCGAGCTGCGGCGCCAGGGCCGCCAGCACGACAGCGGCGCCGGGCGCGGCGATGGACTTGCCCGCCGAGATCGCAGGCGTTTCTCCGCCCATCAGGATCGCGGCGGTCGGAACCTGCAGATCGACGCCAGAGGAGGCTTGGATGGTGGGCGCGGCGGCCGACAGTGCGATGACCGCGGCCGGAGCCGAGATCGACTTGCCGCCCCCGACCAGCGGCGCGGCGGCAGCCAGAGCGATCGCGGCGGCCGGGGCTGCGATCGACTTGCCAGCGACCAGCGTCGGCGCAGATGCGGCCAGAGCGATCGTGGCCGCAGGGCAGGCAACGGATGCGCCGGTTGCGGCCTGGATGGTGGGCGCGGCGGCGGCGATTGCGATCGTGACGGCAGGCGCCGCAACGGACTTGCCCGACCGGACGGCGGGCGCCACCGCGGCGAGTGCGATGGCCGCGGCCGGGACCGAGATGGACTTGCCGGTCGAGATCTGCGGCGCGTTGGCTGCCAGCGAGATCGTGGCGGTCGGGCAGGCGACGTTGACGCCGATCGCGCCGTATGTGTGAGCGACGAGGAAGAGAAGGCCCTGCAGGCCTGTCGGATACGGCCCGACGCTGACGCGCGGCTCGGTCGCGGATATCGTGATCGAGGCGGACGGGACGTTGATGGTGGCGGGCGTCGGGTACAGAGCCGCAAAGCCCGGCGCGCGCGTCCTCAGCATCTCAGTCCCCGATCAGCGGCGGGCGGTTGGAGAACAAGTTCACCTTAGGGATCTGATCTCCAAATCCATGATGCCACCAAAGGAATGCTTCTGCCTGTTCTCGCTCATACTGCGACAAAACGGAATCGGCCATGATGCAACCAAACATTGTCGGAGAGTCGCCTACGGAAAGCGTTCCGCTTGGGTTGTTGATACCTGCGCTGAAAAGCGTGCTAACGTTGTTAATGTCGATTCTGTAGTCGCTTCCCGATCCAGTGTAGTATTGCGAATGGCAGATAACGGACCCAATGCTTCTTGAAGTTGCTGGCGCAAGAAACTGCACTCCACCATGCAGGCCGCCATATGCGTTGTTCGAAGCATAGTTGTAAATTGCTCCGTATCCGCTCGATCCGCCGTTCCCATTGTAAAACGGAACTAAATCGGTGCTTGTTCCGGCATCCAGCAAAAGCAAAACAAATGTGTATGTTGTTCCAGACAAAACGGAAGATGTTCCCAGTGAAGCACCAGCAACGCCGCCGACCCCGTTTGGGTATCCTCCGGAATCAAATTGGAGCAATGGTCGGTTTGCGTCTACCGATTGCGTAAGGTTTCTACCAAACCTATCCCGCCAAGATGAAATCTTGCCACCGGCCTCTAGCGTCATAGTGTCCGGAGCGCGGCCGTCCAACCACACGCGGATCTTGGACGACATCAATGGCGTCCACAGCCGCCCCTGGATCCGCGCGCTGTCGTAGTCGGTGAAGCCGCGCGGCATGTCAGGTGACGTCCTCGTTCCATGGCCGGACATACAGTTCGTTGCCGCTCGCGGCGAGCGTCACGCCCGCGTTGTTGACCACCGATAGCCTGAGCGAATACGGCGGCAGCCTGACCTGCACGACGTTGACCTTGGCCGACGCGCCGCTCGTCAGCGGCAGGACGTAGACATCGCCGCCGACCTTGTCGCTCGTATCGGTGCCGTCGTTGATCGTCACGCGGATCGAGACCGATCCTTTGGTCGATGGCGTGATCGAGCCGAGCTTGAGCGTGAACAGCGCGTAGAGATCGCGGTTGGTGCTGTTGTCATACGTGACGACTGCGCTTTCCGACGCATTCGCTAACGAGTTCGCAACCGTCGAGAGGATGTTGCTGCTGCGGGTGCTGGGCGTGGCCCATTTCGCGACTGCCATCACCGACCTCCGCGCGCCAGGCCTACTGCCCGCGCGTCAACCGTCACACCATTGGCCTCAGCCCATGACGGATGCCGCGTGCGCCGCGACAGGGCCAGCAGCGCCTCGCCCTCTTCCTGGGTCAGGATCCGGCCAGCGACCAGCGTCGCGAGCTGCGAACGAGCCGATGGCCGCGACAGGTCGAGGCCGGGACCGCGGATCAGTTCCAGTCCCCACCGGACCACCGGCGTCGTCTCGGCCAGCGTCTCCAGGGCGTCGAGAAAGGTCGCCCCGGCAGTCGGCCCGAGCGTGTCGAGAATCGCGCCGATGCCGATCTTGGTTTCAACCCAGGTCTCGACCGCCGGCAGCGTCGGATCGGGCTGGTTCAGCGCCGCCGCAGCCTGCCAGTCGGGCAGGTCCGCGAGGTCGGTCTGCGCGAGGCGGTCGGCGAGAGTCATGCGAGCCCCCGGAGGGTTTCGAGCGTCGCCTCGGTCTCGGTGATTTCGGCATCGAGTGCGGCGACGCGATCCGGCTCACCATTCCTGTCAGCGGTCGCCCGCGCAGAGTTGAGCGTGGCGAGTCGGTTCTGCGCGAGGCGGATCAGATCGGAGATGGACATCAGAACAGGACCAACAATTCCTGCGTGACCGTCGAGAGATGCGACTGGAGCAGGATCACGTCGTACTTGTCCGATCCGTCGATCGCGGCGAACGCCGCCATTCGCTGACCGATCGCAGCGGTGCCGGATTGCAGGAAATCGGTCGAAACATGCGGCGAAAGCACTCGGTTCTTCGCGTCGAACCGATATATCTGATTGACCTGCGAGGCGACGTAGATGTTCAGATACGTGAAGCGGCCCTCGCCCCCATAAGGGGCATAGCATCCTGTCGTGCCAGCACCGGTCGCGTTCTGCGCCCCGTCGTAGGTGATGGCGCCCGTCCATGTGCCGGTGATCGTATTCGCGATGTCGAGGACATCGAGCGTTGTCGCGCCGCCACGGAAGAAATAATTGAAGCTGTGGCGAGCATTGCGTGCGGGATCGGGCTGAATGCCGAACGACGGCGCCCACAAGCATCCTGCTGCATTGTTCGCCGGGCCAGCGCCGAAATACGCCGTGGACCAAGCATTCGACGCGATGCTGTTCGTTCCGTTGTTGATGGTCGCATCAGTGTAGTTGTAGGTGTAGGTCGTCGTGTTGCCGCTGGTCCGCAGGACAATCAGATTCGGCTGCTCGATCACGTATTTCGCCGTGCTGGATGGCGTCGTCGTCCATGCGGTGCCGAGCGTGTAGACCGGCGACGCGCCAGCCGTGTGCGAGGCGATGATGCGACGCTGGCCCACCGCAGCAGGGGTGCCAGTATCTTGAACGATGCGGATCTGAAAATTCCGGTATTCGTTCGCCACGACGACAGCGTCGCCGTCCGCCGCTTGTCCGGTCAGCGAAGACGCGCCTGTTGCGGTGGCTGTCAGGGCCTTCCGCGACACGATGTTCGTGTCGTATGTGAAGCCGCCCTTGATCATGCCCTCGCCGGGCTCGTTGTTGTAGGGCGTATACTGCTCGTCCATGACCAGCAGCGCGCTATCCGTGGCAACGGTAGCGACAAGGTTGGTGGTCGATAGATTCGCCAGCGTATTCGCTGCGACCTCGTAGCTGCGCCACGACGCCGCTGCGAGAGCGCCGCTCGAAAGCATGATGACGCGGCCCGAAAGCAGTTCGTATCGCGCGCCGGTCGCGGGCGTGAACGTGAAGGCGTTATCGACGGTGATCGTCGGCGTCGTGCCGGACGTATTCCCGACGATGAAGCGTTCCTCGACTTTGCCCGCCGTGGTGTCGGTGATGCGGATCTTGAAGCCGTAGTCACCCGAGCCGCCACGGTTCGCCAGCATGTTGACGCCGACAGCGGTCGGTAGCGCCGTCGAGAGCGCGAAGCTGGTCGTTGTCGCGCCCGCAGCGATGGTTCCGACAGCGGCGAAGCTGGGGACGAAGCACATTGCCGCGCCTGCCGCGACAGCAGCAGCGCCGGGGTTGATTGATAGCTGCCAGGACTTCGTGACGATGTTGTAGCGATTGAGGACCGTGGTCGAGATCAGGTTCTGCACGAACGGATGCCGCGAGACATCGCTTCGCATGTCGCAGCACATGAGCGTTCCGGCAGCATGCGCGTTTGGCGAGGGCGAGGTCTGCACCCACTCCAGACGGTCGATGACTTTTTTGAATGTGTTTGCCATCTGGAGACCTCAGGAAATGCACGCGCGCACGTTCGCGCGCCAGGAAGCGCGAGCCATCGCGCGGGCCATGATCTGCGGCTGCTCGTTGCCGAAAGCGGCGATGTTGTTGACAGTCGTCACCGTCGAACAGGTCGTAACCGTTGTGACAGTCGTGACCGTGCCGCTTTCAACGACCACCGTCCCGCGCTGACGCTGGAGCGACTTGTCGTAGCCACGCGGGGAAGCCAGCATCTGATAGATGCGATTGAGCATCCACCAGAGGCTTGTGTCCTGCGTCGGTAGCGGCGCGGCCTCGCTCGTATCCGTCGCGCTGCCGTCTGCTCCGTGCGAGACCTTGACACGCTGGTAGAGCACGCCGCCGATGTCGTCGGCGGCTGCTATCGCGCCCGAACCTGGAGTGATGGCGACGTTGTCAGCCATTATCAGGCCACCGTGAACGAGAAGATGCCGTTGGCGTCCCAGATGATCTTGAAGTCGGTTCCAGCGCCGGCGCTCTGCGAGCCGTCAAAGTCGATGAACGCGAGCGGCGGATCGTTCGCGTCGGTGTCGTTGTAGATCACGCCGTAGCTCGCCGTGATCGAGCCGCCCGAAGCGGTCAGCGTGACGTCGTCGGCGTCGAAGCGCGCATCGTTGGTGGTGACCGTGGGCACAGTGACGTTGGTCAGCGCCGGGCCGCCGGCGGTGTAGCCGGTGCCGGTCGTGGCCTCGGTGCCGCCGACGCCCGCGAGCGTGGTGTGCGTGGCGTCGAAGGTCGCCGCCGTGTAGAGCTTCACCTTGTAGGTGTCGCCCGAGGCATTCGATCCCTCGGCGAACAGCTTGGTGGTGTGGTTGTAGAGCGAAATCGTCACGGCCATGACGGGGCCTCCTCAGAGTTTCGAGACGCGGATCGCGGGATACGTCATCTCCGCGCCAGCTTGGCGATCGCGGCGCTTGCCCTGCGCGCGGCGTAGGCGATAGGCGTTGTCCAGTCCAACGAATGCGTGCCGGACCTGGGCCATGTTGCCGAAGCGGCCCTTGGCCACCTTCGCGATGCTGTCGATGAACCGATAGCGGCTGTCATCGAGGATGAAGGCATCGCCGCGGCGTGTCTTTCCGACCTCCAGCCGCCGCGCATATGGGCGCGTGTTGGCGATCACGAACGAGCGCGTTTCGTGCTTGATCGCGCCGACCTCGGCCTCGACGCCATCGACCAGCAGGATGAACGAGCGCGCGTAAGCGCCGGTCGGCCCGCGCACCGCGCCGCGCTCCAGCGTGTCGAGGAGCCATGCGGCGATCTCGCGGAGGTACTCGTATTCGATGATGATCGTTGACTTGTCCGTCGCCGCGTCGATCGGCGCACCGCGCCGTCCGTCCACGATGGTTTCGGTGGTCGGCGCGATACCCGCGCGTTGCGTCTGCTCGGCCAGGACGCGTGCCTTCTCGCGGCGCGCGGCGTCTTCCAGCAGCGCCTCGACCTGAGCCGGGAACAGGTTCTTCGATGCCACCGTGATCTCGCGCGCGAAGACGCGCGGCGAGCGGTAGGCCCTCATCCCCGGCAGACCATGTTGTAGCGTTCGACCGCCTCGGCGACGCGCACCGTCTCGACCGACTGCACGTTGAGCAGCCGTCCTTCGAGCAGCAGCTTGTCGTCACGGCGCGGAGGAGCCGGCCATTGCGCGGCGTCGATCTCGGCGTGGTGTGCGATGACCTGCCGGTCGCCCTGCTGGAGACCAGACCCCGGCACGATCTCCTGCGCGCGAAACTGGCGCGCGAAGACGCGCAGCGTGACCTCGTGCCAGACCTGGTTCGCGCCGATGCCGGTCAGGCGTCGAAGCTGCGCGACCTGGCCGAGCCGATCAAGCGCGCCGCGCGTGTTCATCGGACGTTGGCGCGGACCGAGACCACCGTCGATCCGGCGTAGGTGCCCGTCGAGACCACCGTCGCGCGCAGGCGATCGCCGATCGTGCCGTCGAGGGCGGTGTCGGCGGACAGGGTGCCAGCGGTGGCGGCCGACGTGCGAGGCGTCAGGCCGGACACGGTGACGACCTTCTGGGCGCCCGAGGTCGTGAAGTCGAGGCGGGCGATCTGTACCCACGAGACGCCTTGATCCAAGCTGGTCTCGACGATCGCGTAGACCGACGTGCCGCCGGAGCCGTAGCCCAGGCGCGCGGAGAGCGTGATGGCGGTCGCGCCGCCGAGATCATCGACGACGTCGCCGACCTGCGTCGCGGCGGCGCCGATCGAGAAGTCGCCGAGGCTGAAGGTGCCGCCGGTGATCATACGATGACCTCGCGATAGGGGTTGAGCAGCGCCACGACGCCGTCAGGAAGCGGCCCGCCGCCGTTGCGCGGGTCGAGCCAGGATTGCGAGCCGATGCCCTCGACGCTCTCGCTGCGCAGCGCGGGATCGCGGCCGCGCGAGGCGTTCATCGCCACGACGAGCTGCGTGGCGGCGCGCTCGATGGCGGACGGAACGCCGGACGGCAGGTCGTAGCCGGCGACGTAGGTGATGACGATCTTCGCCGCTGGCCAGCGGGCGCGTTCGTCGCTGAGCAGGCGGTAGATGAAGCTGCGGTCGATCTCGTAGTCGGCGGCCACGAGCGTTTCGCCGTCCTCGACGACGCTGGAGACGCTCACCACGGGCCAGCGGGTCAGCTTGATGACCTCGGCGGACGTCTGCAGGCGCAGGGTCTCGGCGACGGTCTCGCGCGCGAGGGTGCGGCCGAGGTAGTCGGCTATCACGGCGCTGGCTTGGTCGATGCAGGCCAGCAGCCGCGCGTCCTCGCTCGTGCCCGCGATCGACAGCTCGCGCTTGACCGCTTCGAGCGTGGTCAGGCGCGAGGATGTTGCCGGGGCGAGAACTGAGAGCATCAGATGACCGTGATGACGAAGCGGCCGGTTTTGGCGTTTCCGCCCTGCGCGAGCACGATCCTGACGCGATCGTCGGCGAGGCAGATCAGATCGCAGACGGTGTGCTCGGTGGACGTTCCTTGGAAGAAGCGATCGGTCCCGTCCTGCTCGTGGACGGGTTGCCGCGGCGCCCGGGTGCCGCTGGCGGAGATGTTTGCCTGCGTCCAAAGGCTCTGGCCAGTGCTCTCGACGGTAATCGTGAAGTCGACTGTCGCGTCGTAGGGGCTGGTCCCGTCGGCCACATAGGCGATGGACGAGATGGCGCCGGTGATGGTCGGCGAATGGGCCGTCGCCGACCCATCCGCCGCCGTGGTCACCGAGACGCTGAAGCGCTCGACCTTCATTGGATCACTCGACCACGTAGTCGAAGATCACGTCGATGTGCGTCGCCGTGGTCACGTTCGAGCCCGTCTTGCCGACCAGGATCGCCGTGCCGGCGTCGTTGGCGGTGTACGACGCGCCATCGGCGAGAACGGCGCCGCCCGTGCCGCCGTCGACGAGGACGGTCGACTGCGTCAGGCTCGCCTGCGCGAACGCGACCAGCTTGCGCGAGGTCGAGACGGTCCCGAGGATGTCAACCGTCGTGACCGCACCGGCCGCGCCACCGACGGCGATCGCCTTCGCGGCGACCATGCGGTAGCTCTTGCCGGAGATCGCCGGCAGGAGAGTGGCGCCCGCGTTGATCTCGGCGATGGTGAACCGCTGGCGCTTGTTCAGCACCGCGCCGCCGGACACATAGCCGCCCGACGCGATGTTGAGTTCGCCGCCGACGACCCAGCGGGAGCCGCCCTGCTCGGCGTAGTTCTGCGTGTTGTAGCTCATGAGGCACCTCGCTAGGTGAAAGGCGGCGAGCCGAGGCCCGCCGCCTCATCGGATCAGGCCGGCGGGTTCGCCGTCGGAGCGGTGCGGGCGTGGCCGAGCACCCAGACGGCCGCGATCAGCGCCGCGCTGGCGTTGTTCGCGGGCGTGATGGTCGCGCGGACGTAGCGCTTGCCGCCGACGTAGCCGATTTTCCGGCACTCGTTGTCGTCGTCGAACTGGAAGCCGGCCTGCGCCTCGGTGCCGAGCAGGAACGTATCGGCCACGGCGGCGTTGTCGGTCAGGGTCGCGCTGTCGCCGTCCTCGATCAGAACGGTGAACGTCGCGTCGGCGTCGGCGATCGAGCCGGTCAGGATGACCAGCTCGACGCTCTCGTAGCCGCGCGTGTCGAGGATCTGCGAGACGAGGGCGGTGTTGCCCGCCTCGGAAACGGGCGAGATCGCCCGCTTCACGTCGATGTTGTTGTGGAGGTCTTTGGAGGCCATTGCGATGGTCCTTTCTCGATCAGGATCAGAGAGCGACGTTCTGGAGGACGATCGCCTCGGGCAGCACGACCTGACCGCCGACGCGGCGGCGGAAGATCATGCGGACCGCGCCGCTCGTGGCCTGCGTGTACGGGTCGCGCAGCATTTCCATCGCGATCCGATCGACGATCACGTAGGCGCGACGGAAGTCGCCGAATGCCAGCGGCTTGTTCGACGCGCCGACGCTGGGCATGTCGGGAGCCTCGACATACGGCGCGCCGTTGATCGTGTTCGGGACGCCGCCGGACAGGCCCGGCGCCCACAGGTACTGGCCGGTGCCGTCCTTCAGGCGCCGGATCTCGCCGATGGTCGCGCGGTTCGCCATCCAAACGGCGCGGGCCGCGTAGTCGGTCTCCAGGTCGTAGAAGACCCGCAGGATGCCGTCGGCCGTCAGCGCCGCCGCGGCGCCGCTGTTGACCGTCGAGATCGAGGCGTTGCTGAGGAAGCCGAACGGACGGCCGACGCCGGAACCCGACAGGAACGCGGCGCCCTCGGCCTTCGCGAACTGCTCGGTCGCCTCGGCGCGGACCTCGGCTTCCATGTTGAACGCCGTGTCTTCGAGCATCTGGTTCGTGATGTCGCAGAGCGCGAACATCTCGTGCGTCGGGATCTCGTCCATGCCGTAGGTCAGGCCGGTCGTTTCCGACTTCGTGCCCTGCTCCTGGACCCACTGCGCGGAGAAGGTGCCCGTGCGCTTCGGCAGCTGGATGGCCTTCTGCGTGGTCTGGCGCGTGCGCGCGACCGCGCGGAACGGCGTGATCTCGACGACGCCCTTGATGATTTCGCGGACGTACTCGGTCGGCGCGAGGTAGCCGCCGAGCGTGTCGGGCGCGAGCGACAGGGTCTTCATCTCGGCCTGCACGCTGTCGAGCGACTTACGCTCGCTCTCGGACAGCGAGCCGTCGCCGCGCGCGATCGAGCGGACCACGGCGCGCATCCAGTCGTTGGCCCGGGCCTTGACCTCGTCGGCGGCCGGGGCGGACTTGCCCGAGCCCAGGCGGTTGAGCTTCGCGGCCAGATCGGCGGCGGTCTCGCTCGCGTTCTTCGCGGCCAGCTCGGCCTGCACGAGCTTCTGGTTCAGCGTCTCGTACTTCGACAGGCTCGCCTCGATGCGGTCGAGCTTGTCGCGCACGACGACGTCGGCGCTGCCCTTGCGCTCGATCTCGGCGAGGCGCGCGTCGTTGGTCTTCTTGAAGGCTTCGAAAGCGGAGCCGACAGCGTCGACCGCGCTCTTCAGTTCGCTGGTGTCCATTGGATCAACCTTTCGTGGAGAGGATGGAAGCCGCGCGCTTGAGCGACGCGACCAGAGCCTCGACCTCGTCATCACGAGAGGCGTCGGCGTATTCGTCGCCTGCATCGCGCAGGTGACGACGGACCACCGCGACGAGGCTCTTGGCCTCGGCGATGGACATCTTGTGTTCGTCGCGCAGAGCGGCCTCGAGGCCGCGCGCGTCGAGAATGAGCGCGGGCGCGCTCTTGAGGTAGGCGAGCTTCGCGAGCGGGTTCATGGGGTCATCGACCACCGAGACCTCGCGCAGATCGATGGCCTTGAGCCAGCGGCGCGGTTCTCCGGTGCGGCCCGTGCCCATCTTCGACCCGCCGGCAGGTACGCGGTATCCGATGCTCATGCCCTTGATGGCACCCTCGCGCAGCCGCGCGTAGGTCATCTTCCCTTCGTCGGTGTCGAGGCCGATGATCCGGCCCTCGACATGCAGACCGTTCTGGTCCTCGCTCATCTTCTCCCAGACGCCGACCGCGCCTTTGCTGCGGTCGTGGTTGTAATACATGGCAGGGAGCATACCCTTGCTCGACCACGACGCGAGGCTACGCGCCATCGCGCCTGGCGTGATCATGTCGCCGCCTTCGTCGATGTTCCCGTAGACCGCGCCGTAGCCCGAGAACGAGCCCATCGGCTTATCGGCCGCGAACTTGACTTCGAGCGCGATGCTCGCGACGCCGTTGCTCATTCTCCGAGCTCCTCGATCCGATCGGCGATCCTGTTCGCCCACGCGCGGCCAGCGTCGCCGCCCCAGAGGTCCCATGCGATGCGCCCGTTGCTGGGGAAGCCCGGCTCGCCCGGGCGGAAGCCCTCGGCCTCCTTGTCGATCTCATGCCGAGCGAAGAACGAGACCATCCTCATGATCGTGTCGCGCGGCAGCCGGCGACCGTTGCTGATATCGCGCGCGCGAGCGATGCCTACAGCCGTGCCGCCGCGTCCGAACTCGTCGCGCCACGCCAGCGCCCGCCGCGCGTTCGCCGCCATCTCGTCGGTCGGCTTCCACGGGTTCTTCGCGCCGTTATCGTCGTCCTCGACGTCGACCGGCGACGCCACGTCCGCATCCGAGCCCTGGCCGGCGACCTCGCCCATGTTGAGCGGGAAGAGAGGCTTGTCGAGGCCGTCCAGCGGGTTCCACCCGTCGTCCTCGCGCGCCTCGTTTCGCGTCATCCAGCCGCCGCGGATCGCGCGGTCGTAGTACTCGGCGCGATCCTTGAGGCTGCCGCGCAGCAGTTCGCTGGTGTCGATCGTGAAGCGGAGCCCCGCGCGCCATTCGTCGTCGGTGAGGAGCTGCGCGTTCAGCGCGGCGGTGAGGGCCTTGATCTCGGGCTGAAGCGTGTAGCGGACATGCGCCGCAAAGAAGGCCTCGGCGCTCGCGAAGGTCGGTGAGTTGTTGCCGGCGTGGCCGAGCATGATCGAGAACACGCCCATGAGGCGCGCGATTTCCTCGATCTGGTGCTTGCGCGTTTCGAGGTGCTGCGCGTCGACGCCGGTCATCTGCGTCGGCGTGAACTTGAGGGCGCCCGAGGCCAGTACCGGCTTGCCGGTGTTCGCTGCCGATCCGTACATCGAAGCGATCGCCTGGCGCACGCGATCGCGCTGCTCCTCCGACGGGTTGCCGTCGAGCGTGAAAAGTCCGGTCGTGCGGACGCCGTTCTTGTGCAGAGCGGCTTGCGACCGCTCGCTGGCCTGGGCGAGACCGAGCGCTTGGCGCCCGAGCAGGACCGGATCGAGGCCGCGCGCGCTGTCCCACGACGGTGAGCGCAGATGGAAGACCTCGCCGCGCGAGAGCGTCAGGGTGCGGCTGTTCTCCAGGCTGATCGTGTATTCGAGTTCAAGGTCTTGCCGAACCACGATCTGCACGTTGTCGGGCTTGATCGGGATCAGCTCGCGGATCTGGCCGTTGACCACGTTCCGCCAGGACACCGCGCAGCCCGTCGACGCCTTGTGCATCATGGTCGTGCGCGTCCACTCGCTCGCGTCCTGCCATGCGTTCGTCTTGCGCGCGAACAGGTCGTAGAGCGGGTGATCGGTCGCCGGCTTCATGCCGCCATCGACCGGGCGCATCAGCACGATCGGCAGCTGCGCGATGCCGTCGGCGATGACCATGACCGCGCGATAGAAGGCCGGAACCTGCAGCGCCGTCGAGATCGTGACGGGCTCGCCGGTCCAGGACTGGCTGTAGCCGAATGCGGCGTCGAGCCAGCCCTCGGTGAACTCGACCGCCTTCTTCTCGTCGCGGCCGAGCAGCCGCTCTATCCAGCTCAGCACGGCATCGCCCACGCCGCCGCCGGTCCGGCGACGGTCGGGTTCAGCGTCATGAGGTGCGCGGCGTTGAATGCAGCCATCAGCGGATCGATCTTTCCGTAGCCCGAGGCGGCGCGCTCGATCATCATCGCGCTCGAGGTGGCGCGGACCTTGGCGTTTCCGGCGCACCACGCCATGAGGCGCGAGCCGGAGTGTTTCAGCGAGCCGTCGACCAGCTTGCGCTCGACGGTCTTGGCCGCGTTCATCAATCGGATACCCTGAGGCACGCCGACGAGCAGCTTCGTCTCTTCCGAGACGCCGATCTCGGCCAGCGCGTCCACCGCGCCGCCGATGCCGGCGGGATCTGCGCCGACCATCGCGAGGCAGCCGGCATCCAGCACAAGCCCGACATGCGACTTGATCCACTCCAGATCGCCCGGCAGGCCGTCGACGACCGTCAGGTCGCCGTCGCGAGCGAAGTCCTGGTAGAGCGCGGCGTTTGCCTTTCGCCGGTCCAGCCCCTCGGGGCTGATCAGCGCATGAGCCCAGAGCAGCCATCGGCGCGTATCGCGCTCGCGCGCAATGACCGCGAAGCCGAACAGGTCGTCGAGGCCGCCGCCGTCGAGGCCGATCGTGGCGACCTCAGCGCGGTCGAGCAGCTCGTCGAGCGATCGAGGGCCGCCGTTGCCGCGCGACCAGAATTGCGCGCCAGCCCAGCCGTCGGACCGTAAGGCCACGCCGATCTGGACGTTGAGGTGCTGCGATGCCCAGCGGCGAAGCTCGGCCTCGCCCGCCTCCTTCGCGGCCTCGAAGTCAGGGACGAGGCGATCGACGGTGATGCTACGGCCGTTGTTGGGCGTGACGAGATGCCAGTTGCCGGGATCCTGCCAGTCAACGCCCTCGGGAAACTCGTACAGGACCGGCAGGAGTGGCGCGGCCAGTTGACCGTCGCGGACCTTGCGGGCCTTCGACAGTTCCGCCGCGAACACACCGGCAGGCGGGCGCTCGGACTGCGTGGTGATCTGGATCAAAAAGGCTTCGGGCTGCGAGATCAGACCGCCGCGCAGCTGACCGATCACGCGGTCAGCGTCGGCGGCCTCGGCGATGACGTGCGTTTCGTCGAGCAGGATGCCTGCAGGCTTCGTGCCGGTGACGACCTTCGGGTCGAAGGACTTGACCTTCAAGAACGCTTTCGTCTGCCGGTAGGCGATGCGCTTGAGGTGCGACTGGACGTGGAACTTGGCGGCCAGGACTGGCTCGGCCTCGATCATGCCGACAACCTGATTGAAGGCGAGGTCGGCAATCTCCTGCGTCGGCGCGATCAGCAAGAACTCGGCGCGCGGGCGCTGGTTGACCAAGAGCGCGGTCAACATGATCGCTGCGCCGGCGGTGGTCTTGCTGTTCTTCTTCGGCACGAGGACGAATGCCTCGCGGATTTTACGCTCTCCGCCGATCGCCGAGCCGAACAGCGCCCGCACGATGTCGCGTTGCCAGTCGCCGGCGGCCTCGCGCATCCGCGGGCGGCCGGGAACGTCGGGAAGGCGCAGCGCGTCGAAGATCATCGCCGCGCGGTCGGCGGCGTCCTTGTCGAGCGGCAGGTCCGGGACCAGGGACCGCCCCGACCGGAGCCGATCAGCCCAGTCGCGGCAGGCGGTGTCCCAGCCCATCAGTTCGCCAGCAGGCGCTCCCAGTCGGTTCCGCGCTCGGCGGTCGCGGCCAGCTCTTCGGCCTGCTGCTTCTTGCCGGGCGCTTCGGCGCGGGCGTGGACGTATGGGGCTGCCGCCTGGGCCATGCGATCGCGGCGCGCGGCGTCGGCGGACGGGTCGCGCATGACGGAGAGCATGTATTCCAGCGGCGACAGGCCAACGAGCATGGCTTCGGTCAAGATCAACTTGGCCGGGGCCGCCTGCGACTGCTTCGGTCGGCCGGCGCCGGGACGGGGACCGCCTTTCGGCATGTCAGGTCTCCAGTGGTTTCGGATGGCTGCCTAGATATGCGGCAACTGCATCGCTGCGAGGGGCGGATGCT